TGAGTCAGACTGCCCTCAAGCCACAATTTGCGGACACAATGTTTAAACGATGTGCCATGCGATGAGCCTGTGACTGCGTGGCTTAGTTCGTGTACCAGTACACCGAGCACCTCGACAGAGTCATCGAGTACAGGTGAGATGAAGATCTGATGAGTCGCATCTTCCGATGCATCAGGCGAGAAGTGCTCCCCAACATTGCGGTACAGACTGCGTGCCCGCTTGGATGGGAAACCGCAAGAGACCCTGACGTGATCAGGGATAGGGAAACCGTTAGCGTGGAAAATGCCACGCACCGATGTGACTGCATTGTTGAGCCATTGCTCACGTAAAGCTTGGGTCATAGAACCTCCTTGTGTTTTTGTTTGCGGGAATACTTGCGGGGGGTGTGGCTACCTGCCCCACACCGTTTTGCGTGTTTAGCTACGAAATTGCGAGGCATATGCCCTCCTAAAAAAGTTAGATGCAAGGCGCATCCTCATGCCCCCAAGGGGAGGCATTGAGATGGGTCTTACTCTTCCATCAGGATTTTTTTCAACTCCTTGACGGTCTTGCCAGTAATGATGGATAACTGCGACAAAAGCATATTGGGGAATCTGTCGTAGTAAGCCCTGATTTCATCGTCATTCCAAAACATAAAACCTCCTATTTTTTGTCAACTAATTGTTGGGTCAGTACTACCAACCCCTCGATGAGCCTGTTGGCTCGGACACTTTCGGGAGTGGTCATCCCATTTTTGCGGACGTGAAACCAACCATGTGGCTTAACGTCAATGATGCAGGGCTTGCGTTTAACCGCCCGCCATGCGTTCTCGTAAGCCTCTGCTAAAGCCTCATTGTTTAATTGCATAAATCCTCCGATTAGAAAAAGAAGTTAGCGGGAATAGCACCAGTATTGCTATTTGCCCTATTCAGCATTAGCAACCCGATCTGTTGCCAATCGAAACTCTCTTCCTTGGGTTGATTGAAACAGTAAGTAGCGTAGTAAAAAACCTCTTGATTTTGTTGTTGATCTAACATGGTTTAAGCCTCCAAGTAACGATGCAAGAGCGCATCCTCATGCTGACTGCTCATAACAATCAGCATTGAGAAACCTCCTGTGAAAGCCTATTTGATTGGTTAATGGTTCGGCTAGACCAAAGGCATTGAATGCCCCTATGAGCAATTGGCTTACTGTCTGACCCCGATAGGTAGGTGGGTGTCACGTTGTATAGCTATTGCTTACTATCTCGAAGTCCAAGTCCTTTGTATTAGCACAATGTGCCGATTCGGTTACCACCACAGCAACCTATCTCAGGGGAACTCCGTTTTTCCTCTGCCTGTTCGATAGCGCATCCTGTTGGTCAGGTGTTATCCGCTATCTACTAAAGCTTTGGAGACGGATCACTTGTCCGTTCGTCAGGGCTTGAACCTGATTCCTTGCGTGGGCTTGATTCCACTAATTAAGGATTTACTGCCAAAAACAATACGACATCACAGTATAGACACTTTCCTTGTCTGCGTGTAAACACTTTGTATAAATGATTGAGTAATCTGTGGGGTTATTGCCACAAGTCAGCCCTATATATAGGGAAAGATTCAGCCTGTTTTAGGTCTTATATAAGACCAACCCTGCAAGCCAGTAGATATAAGGGTCGAGTCCGCTATGGCATTTTCACGTGTGTACTAATGCACTTGCCTCATGTAGACACAAAACGTCTCCAAAGCCCTGTAATGCGGTTTAAACGGCAACTGTATATGCATACAGTCAGCGTATTTTTTATGCAACAAAGCGGGAAAATGTCGAAGACGATCAGGCAAATCTATGGTAGTTGGCAGAGGCTCATGTAGTGAGCTAGTAAACTTGCATGGGTGACATGGAAGTGAACAAAGTAGAAACATGATTGACAACATAGAGCGACAAGCTCATGATGTGAGCTAGTGACGTATTGTTTAAACATATAGGGGAATCAGATGGGCAAAGCAGAATTACTGGCAGACGTGATTAAAGAGAATGTGAACACGCAACCTGAGAATGGTGTAGACATTCCAAAGCGGGGGATTGATAGCGAAGCGAGACGGACGTATATCGAATCAGTAGAGGTAAAGACTAAGGTGAATGGATTGCCATATGGATTACATACGGAAGAGACAGACGAACCATCAGGCAGAGACAAGCGATTAACGAAGAGACAGTTAGCATTTGCCAGTAACGTAATAGATGGCATGACACCTGTAACGGCATACATGAGTGCATTCAAATGTGACCACCTTACAAGCGCAACGATTCAATCGAGGGTGAACGATCTTCTCGCTGATGCGAATATCACTTTACTTTTACAACCGCTCACACAAGCCAAAAAAGAGATGATCATTAGCGATGATCGCATGGCACGTAGATACGTTATGAATGAATGGTTCAAGCATAGCGAGGATGTCTCAGTCCCAATCAACGTAAGGCTCAGAGCACTAGAGCTGATGGCGAAAGCATCAGGAGTGTTCGAGACACGTGCCGAGCAAGTCACCGAGGCGATAGACATCGACACGCTCAAGCAGGAACTGGACAAGTCGATTGCATTGATTCAGCGATGAGTTTAAACGTGATCGCCCTGTGGATCTGTCACATAAGGCTCTGCGGGCGACCCCACCCACTCCCACCCCCGTCAATTCGACCCGTCCTGCGTGCCTTACCTTACACTCTAATCCACACAAACAATTCCATGCGAACAGCCCCCCCTTATGTTTCACGTGAAACACCCCCACCCCCCCTATATATTTTTTAGGAGTGTGGTAACATACCACGAACGTTTAAACAGGAGTCAGAAGTGAATAAACCAGCAATATCCGAGAAACTGAAAGCACTTGTCCTATCCCTAATGGCGATACAAGCCGAGCTAAGGGGTCAAGAAAGGGCGGAATTAGCTTCAGCTATAGCTAACGTCAGAAAAGCCTTGGAGCTGCTCAAATGATCTCTGAGGAGCACCCTGACCTTTTAACCCTCGATGGGTTCGATGAAGCCATCATAGGAGTCGTGGAGCGTAATGATCTGCTGGCAGTCTGCTATGACAAAAGCAAGATCCTCAGAATCCTGATGCGGGACATGAGTGAGATACAGGCTATCGAATACTACGAGTTCAATATTCTTGGTGCCTATATGGGCGAGCACACCCCTGTTTATTTGGATGTGATGGAGCTATGAAGACGGTTAGCGAGATCATGGCTTTTATAAAAAGCCTTACCCATGCGGAAAGAGAGAGACTACTCCGCCTTTTAAAATCTATGTATGGAGAAAGAAGTGACTGAGCGCCAAATGGAAGTGTTGCACTTCATAGAAGACTTTATTAAGTACCGAGGGTTTTCCCCTAGTTATGCTGATATAGCCACTGGTCTTAAACTCAAGAGCAAGTCGAATATCCACCGCATAATCCACGATCTAAAGGATAGAGGACTTCTTAAAGTTCAACCCAATAAGATCCGCTCCCTCGTTCCAATCGACAAAACCGTTGAGAAGATGACCTCACTTTGAGTTTATTAACCACTGCGGAGCTACAGCGTTACAGGGGTCTGTTAGATACCCTTCCCAAGGACTCTCCTGAGATCCCGAAGATCAAGATCATCCTGCAAGAAGATCAAAAAGAGCGCTGCAAGGAGCATTTCCTCTCTTTCGTGAACTGTATGTGGTCTGCGTTTATACCAGGCAAGCACCACAAAGACATGGCGGATGCCTTTGAACGGGTGGCTAATGGCACTCTCAAGCGTCTAATCATCAATATGCCGCCCCGACACACCAAGTCGGAGTTTGCTTCTTATCTGTTTCCCGCTTGGTTCCTAGGTAAATACCCGCATAAGAAAATCATTCAGACTGCCCACACCGCAGAACTGGCAGTAGGTTTCGGAAGGAAAGTCCGTAACCTCGTCAATATGCAGGAATACCAAGACATCTTCCCCACCAAGCTTTCTTCTGACTCTAAGGCGGCAGGTCGCTGGAATACCGACAAAGGGGGAGATTACTTCGCTATCGGTGTTGGTGGAGCGGTCACGGGTAAGGGTGCGGATGTATTGATTATTGACGACCCCCACTCAGAGCAAGAAGCCATGCAAGGCAACCCAGAGGTCTACGACAGGGTTTATGAATGGTATTCCTCTGGTCCTCGCCAGCGTCTACAACCAGGCGGGGCTATTGTAATTGTAATGACCCGCTGGTCTAAACGAGACCTAACAGGACAGATTATCCAAAACTCCATAAAACGGGAGGGAGACGAGTGGGAAGTGATTGAGTTCCCTGCACTCATGCCGTCAGGAAAGCCGCTCTGGCCCCAATTTTGGAAGCAGTCCGAGCTAGAGGCAATCAAGGCGGAGATCCCTGTTTCTAA